GCACATACCAATTAACAATTACAGATAATAGTAATGGAGTTGGAGCATTACCTAATCAATCATTTACTGTTCAAATAATACAAAATCATGTAAGTTCAGTTACTTTAGAAAATCCTGATAAATTTTATACTCAATTTAAAAATGAGATTATTTTATTTAAAGACAAAACTAATACTGTAAAATCGTTTGAAGATGAAATTAGTTCGCCTGTAGTTTCATATATTTCTTTCAGAAATAGAAATGGTGTTATAAATAAACATTATAATTATAATAATCTTGTAAAATTTTCTTTCATAAGTGGATCTCCTGCTACGGAATACAGTTTTCCAACTATAAAACCTACAGTTTCTGGCGTATATAAACTTATAACTAAGATTGAAAGTCAAAATTTGTATTATAATGATAATAATTCAAATTGGAAAATTGGAGATTTTATTTATATCATAGTTAAAGATGTAAATGAAACTTCGCCGTTATCTGATGTTTTAGAATCAAATACAGTAAGTTCTAAATACAATTTGAGAAAATATTTTGATCCATATACTCTTCCAACATGGACTACTGTTGCTGGATCAAGTGCAAATTTAATAAAAGATAAATTTAATAATTATTTAAATCAATATAATAAAAATTATTTGGGTATTAATTTAACAGGTGCTGGCGGCGGATCTTTAAAGTTTAATAATTATACATCTACTGAAAAAAATATAGAAATTGCATATTATAATGTAGATAGTTTATTATCTCCTAAACAATATTCTTTTGCTCCTAAAAATTCAAATCTATTATCATTTGCAGGCAATCTTGCTAGTACCAATAAAGTAATTCAACGTGGAATATTTTACGTTCCTACTGATAGTTATACATTTAAATTTAAATTTACGAATATTAGACTTACTACATTGATATTATATATTAATGAAGGTGAGGTATTTGCATCGGAAGTAGATGATACTACAGTTGAAACTGATAGAAAACAAGGGCCTGGTAATTATACTAGCGTAACGCCTAATGTAAAATCAGATGAAGTGACTTTAACTTTAGATCATGGATATCATAAATTTGAATTTAGTTTTGAAAAGAGATCACCATATTCTTCATATAATATTTTGGTTGACAGATTATTAAATACACTTGGAATTGAATGGGTAAGTAATTCAACACCAAATATTGGAGGTGGATCAGGAGCATCAATCGGATTTATTCTCCCATCTCAATATATTATTGATAAAGATTTACAAAATGTAAAATTTGTGGTAGGAAAATCTGGCAAGGGTAATATTCCAGATCCTATCAAAAAAACATTAGTTTATTCATTTAATATAACAAATAACACTCCCTCAAAAGAAATGCAATTTGTTTTGAATGGAACTCAAGCAAGTGGTATAGATTCTTCAATAATTTCAAATGCAAGTGTAGCCAATGGAGGAACGGTTAAGAGTGATAATAATGTAATCACAGTTGAAACTAACGGATGGGATAAACAATTATATTATGAAGTGTTAAAAAAGCCTAATGGTTCAGATGCGGAATGTAAGATAAAATTCATTTTCCCAACTACTTTTAATAATACTGTAGAAATATATCAGACCGTTAATAGTTCAATTGATAATGGTGGTAATACTTATATGATTACCGGTTCGTTTACTACTCCACAATATTCTTTCTTAGACATGATTGCAGGCGGTGGAGAATCGATAAATATGGATAGTTCCGGTATTCCAACGTATGATAATTATGGAACCGCATCCATATTAGATACTAGTTATGAAGGTAAATTGTTCACTACAACTGGAACTTATACAGACATACAACGTGACTATTATAATATATTTCAAAATCCAAAACCTTATTATGTGACAAGTAACATCTGGGACATATATCAGAGACAATTTTATCCTTCAAATCCAAATATATTTGCAGGAAATTATGGAAATAATATTCCTATTGGATATAATGATGCGATAAATGGAAAATCAGGACTGTATACGAATGATGATCCTGTTGGGGGATCTTCTGTAGATTTATCTGTGTCAGATGTATTTTTTAAAAAATATGGCCGTGGTGGAGATAATACTAATCCAAACGGAATGAGAGGCAATTACGTTATAACAGGATCAAATTTGTTATACGAAATTTATTTAAATGGATCTTCAATATATAATGTTGATACAATAACATAATATGAATTTTAATATCAGAAATGAAAATTATGGATACAAAGTCGCTGCTTATGGTGATTATATCGCTATAGGTTCGCCACCATCGTTTAGATCTGGGTCGGGATTTAGTCTTGGAGAAGTTTCTGTAAAAAAATATAGTTATACTACAAACGATTATGAATTTTATTTGACTCTTCAAAAAACATTGGATCAAGATAATTCTACAGCATTTAATTTATCTCAAGCAGACGATCTTCTTACAGAGACATCACAATTTCTTTTTTATGATTTTACAGATAATTTTGGTGTAAATAAAATAGAAAATGAATATGGAAATGCATTATCTATTTATGGAACAGACTTGGCAGTCGCTACTAGATTTTTTAGCTGTTCTGTTTATGCACCAAATCCTGCTACATTAATAACAGGTTCAAATGTCGATATATATGATATATCCACTACAAATATAATCCCTTATTATACCATAACTAGTTCATTTAAAAGAGAAAGTGGTAGTTTTGGATGCGATGTTTCATTAGGTAACAATATAATTGCAATAGGAGCTAATAAATCTTTTAATAACAAAGGAGAGGTATTTTTATATACAAAAATAAATAATACTTGGTCATATCTTACATCATTGACAGGAAGTGATAGTATTGCCGGTGATTATTTTGGAACAAGTGTTAAAATTGATGTAAGTGGCAGCACCCGATTGATAGTTGCAAATAGTTCTTCAAATTCAACTTATGGAACTGTGTATTTGTTTGAATCATCTTCTGTAGGATGGATTGAAATAGAAAAATTTGTTGGAGATAATAATTACAATTATAATTTACAATATTTAGATTTTTATCCAAGTTCATCCTCACCTCAAAGTTATGATAATTTTGGAAAAAGTTTATCAATTTATGGTAATTATCTAGTGATTGGATGTCCAAATGAATCACAGTATTATGAATATAATGGATCAAATTTAAGAAAAAGAGGATGTATTTTTATATATCAACGATGTGATTCAAAAAATGAATGGAATCAAATTCAAAAAATATATGATGGAGAATTAGATGAATCAGGTACATTTTTCAAAGATAACAAATTTGGATATAGTGTAGATATATTTGGAGATTATATAGTAGCATCATCATTAAAATATAATTTCCCATTCAGTTCAAGTTATATAACCGGAACATTAAATTCTGTATTGTTCGATGAATCTTACAAAGATTTAAATAATACACTTGGATATGTTTACATTTATAAAAACACGGAAGGGACTTGGAGCTTATTGAAAAATCTCTATAGAAGAAAAGAATACGGATATCCATATTCCGTGTTTGGAAATTCTGTTGCATTGTCAACACAATCATTGGTTGTAGGATCTCCGTGTTTATTTTTAGATTCAAATAGAACAGTAAGTCAATCTATTTCAAATTATAGAAATATTAGAGGATATTCATACGTATATGATTTTAATGAATTTAGTGATAATATACAAATTGGAAACGTATTTTATAGAACAGGCGATATTATCTTAAAAACAACAGAATCAATTTTCAATGATCTGTCTGTAAGAAGAGGATTATATTCAGATCCTATACCTTATTATGATATTAATTTTGATTCTAGAATAACACTTTATGAAAATCAGATATTTTGCACAGTAGAACCAGGGGAATTTAATGTAAGCACAAACCCAACTGCAACATATAAATTACCATTTGACTATGATATAAATGGAGACCAACATTTTGATTTTATAGATGTAGATTTAATTTTGAGATATATTTGCAAATTAAATTTAGGACATGAAAAATGGTGGACAGTAATTATTGAAAACAATTATGAAACCAGTCTATTTAATTATTATACTGGCCTTCAAAGAGATGTATACAAGTCAAATGTATCTGCATACACTTTAAATTATTTCAGTGGTTCTTTATTAACAACTGATTACACTACATATTTCAATCAAAACAAATTTTTGTTTGATTTTGATAATGCTGGCAATATTGATATAAATGACATGTTTATTTTGTGGAAATATTTCTCAAATCAATTGACTGACAATTTATATAAAAAATATACTACCATAAAATCCAAGAGATCGAAATATTCTGATTTGGTTAAATTTTTGGACGTTAAAACTAATAAAATAAATCCGTCATATATCAAACCAGAATTCTTTAAGTATCAATATAGCTCTTCAATTGATAATACGGGATCGTATCTTGCACCTTATATAACAACAGTTGGATTATATAATGGAACAGACTTAGTTGCAATAGGAAAGTTAGGAACTCCTATTAAAAATGGCGGAGAGTTCCCATTAAATATTTTAGTAAAATGGGATATCTGATGATATTTATAAAAAAAGAATAATATATGCCTAATAACACAATTTCTAGAGAATCTTTAGTCAAAACACTTGAAGACAGATACAAAACACAATCTGTAGGTGGTGCTTTTAATGCTAGAAAAATCAACACCACTCAAGATACTATTTCAATTCAGTCAGAACCATCATATAACGGTCAACAATATACCATTGATAAAGGTGGATTTAGAGTTAAACAACCAGTCGGTCTTTCAAATTATAAAGATGTTCCTGATAGATTAAACAGTTCTTCTAAAATGACATCTGCATTAGTTAAAGGTTTGAATACAAAGAAATATAAATAATCTTTAATAATAAGTATACTATATAATAGTATATGGTTATATTAGGATTGGATTCATCAACATCCGTAACAGGATGGGCATTTAGTGAAGATAATAAAATTCTTGATGCAGGGTTTATAGATACAAAAAAATTTGAAACCACCAAAGAAAAAACATATCACGTTATATCAGAATTATCAAAAAATTGTTACATAGATACGTTTGAACATATTAATCTTGAAGCTGCATTAAGTGGTTTTGCAGGTGGTTTTACAAGTCAACAAACAATTATAACATTGGCCCGTCACAATGCAGTTTTTGCGTATATTTTAGAAGAACATTATAAGAAAAAAGTCAATTTATTATCTGTAAATACAATGCGTAAACAATTGTTTGGTAAATGTAGAATCAAAGGCGTAAAATCTAAAGAATTTGTAAAATCAGAATTGGAGTCATTGTATCCTGATGTAATTAAATTTTCCATTCTTAATAAAAAGGGTAATTGGGATGAGAGAAATGGTGATATGTATGATGGTATAGTTTGCTCATTATATGACACCAGAAAAGATACGGGAATTAATAAAAAAAGTAAAAGCTCTAGCCGATAAAGGGGTGGGTGGCGAATCTATATCTGCAAAAGAAAAACTTAGAATTCTTTGTGAGAAGTATAACATTGACGAAAAAGAACTAGAGATAGAAGAACAACGAGATTATTTCTTTATATTACGAGATAGAAATGAACGGGATTTATTGACAAATATCGTTTGTATGGTATTGGATGTTCCTGTAACAAAATGGAAAGAAAGAAATAACTGCGTCAAAATTTCATTAACAGAAACTCAATTCAATGATATTAATGGTGCATTTTCTTATTATCAAACGATGTATGATGACTATAAAAGATATATTATACAGGGGATAATTGCCCGAAATTCCATATGTTATATACCCAAACAACAAACATACACCCAAGAAAATGTTGTTCAACCGGATATTCCAGTTCCTCCACAACCAGAAGAATCTGAACAATCCGAAGATGTTTCCGAAGATAATAAATCTGAGACTTTTGGTGGAGTTAACGATAAAGATTCAAAAGATAACAAAAAATCTAAACGTAAAAACGAAGATGTCGAAAAACCGATAGACCCAATTAAATTAATGAAGATTGCGGTTGCATTAGAAAAAAACCCATGGGTAAAAGTTGACCGTAATAAAAAATTGATAGACGAAGATAGTGGTGATATACTATAATAAATGTTATTATACCAAGAAAATATAATAAGTAACTTAAATAAACTTTTAAATCAGACTCCCAAGATTAGAAAGGGAACTGATGCGGTTTATTTTTGTCCAATATGTAAACATTATAAAAGAAAATTGGAAGTAAACATATTGACTGGAAAGTATCATTGTTGGGTATGTGGATTTGGTGGTTTAAATTTCAAAACTTTGTTTAAAAAGTTAGGAGCACCTGCTTCATATTATACTTTTTTAAATGAGAGCAAGAGTTTTAAACAAAATAAAGAATTCGAAATATCATTCGATGAACCAGAAGAACAGTGTCATCAAATTTTACAATTACCAAAAGAATTCAAACCAATGTGGGAACCATCTTCAGAATTGGAATATAGACACGCATTGGTTTATCTGAAAAATAGAGGTATAAATAAAGAAGATATTCTGCGTTATTGTATAGGATATGCAACTGAGGGAGATTTGAAGAATAGAATAATTATTCCATCATATGATGAAAGTGGAATGTTAAATTTTTATACTGCTAGAAGTTTTTATGATACCAAAGGACTGAAATATGTCAGTTGTGCTTTTTCAAAAAATATAATTGGCTTTGAATTACTTGTTAATTTTGAAGAACCCATTACTTTAGTAGAAGGTCCATTTGATGCAATTAGTCTAAGAACAAATACAATTCCTCTTTTTGGCAAAACTCTTAGTAATAAATTAAAAATGAAACTGTTGGAATATGACGTTCCTATGGTAAATGTATTATTAGACAATGATGCAATTACAGATTCTATAAAAATCTGTGAATTTTTGATAAAAAACAACATTAAAACAAGACTTGTAGTATTGAACGACAAAGATCCTAGTGTGATGGGTTTTGAAAAAACTTGGGATTTGATAGATAGTTGTGATACTATAGACTTTGAGAAACTATTTAAGTTAAAAGTTACAGTTTAATATGGCAACAAAATTATCATGTAGTGTAAAGGAGTTTACAAACATATTTCATATCGCAGATGTTCATATTCGTCTTACAAAAAGACATGATGAATATAATGAAGTATTTCAGAAGCTCTATAAAGCAATAGAAAAAACACCAGAGTCAACTGTGGTTGCCGTATTGGGTGATTTGTTTCATAGTAAAAGTGATTTGAGTCCAGAATGTGTCAAAACTGCTTCTGATTTTCTTCAAAATCTTGCAGATAGAAGACCTACTGTATTGATTGCGGGTAATCATGATGCAACTTTGGCGAATAAAAATAGATTGGACAGTCTAACACCAATTGTAGACGCATTAAATCACGAAAACCTCTTCTATCTAAAAGAATCTGGCATTTTTATACTCGGTGATATTCTTTTCAATCATTTTTCTATATTTGATGAACATGAAAAATATGTAAAGTTCAAAGATATTCCCAAAAACTATCTAAATGAAACACGTTATAATGTTGTATTGTTTCATGGCGCTGTAAATGACGCAATTACTGATGTTGGTTACAAAGTGTCTAATAGAACAATTACAAACGAATTGTTTGATGGTCATCAAATCGCTCTTCTTGGTGATATTCACCGTTATCAAATACTTCAACAATACAACAATATTGAAGAAAAACCTGTGATTGTGTATGCAGGGTCTACAATCCAACAATCTCATGGTGAAGAACTAAAAGGACATGGATTTGTATATTGGGATTTGAAAACAAAGGCATTCAAGCACTTTGAAGTTCCTAATGATTATGGATTTTATACTGTAGATGTAAATAAAGGCAAACTTGCAACTGATATTTCTGACATTCCTAAGAAGGTCAGACTTAGAATGAAGTGTTGTGAGAGTGTTGCCACAGAAGTTAAATCCGTATTGTCTAAAATCAGAGAAATATCTGAAGTGGTGGATATTTCATATGTTAGGGTTGATAGTTTAGTTACTCAAAGTAAAAATATTATTGACAATACTAATCTCAATATTAATAGCATCGTTGATGTAGACTATCAAAATAAACTTATCACGGATTATATCAAACATAAATTTGATATTGATGATAAAGAAGTGTTAGAAAAAGTTTATACCATCAATAAAGAATTGAATGCGTCTTTAGGCAAAGAACAAATTGTCAAAAATATTAGATGGAAACCAAAGATTTTTGAATTTGACAATATGTTTAGTTATGGTGAAGGTAATGTTATAGATTTTACCAAGATGCATAATGTTATTGGATTATTTGCGTCAAATGCAGCAGGAAAATCAAGTATTTTATCCGCATTATCATTTTGTATTTTTGATAAATGTGACCGGGCATTTAAAGCATCTCATGTTTTGAATACTCAAAAAATGACATTTAGATGTAAATTTAATTTTGAAGTAAATGGTGTAGACTTCTTCATCGAAAGAGTAGGAAATGCCGATAAAAAAGGTAATGTTAAAGTTGATGTTAAATTCTGGAAAGAAGAGGGTGGTAAAGTAATTGAACTCAACGGTGAGGCTCGTAGAAGCACAAATGACATTATCAGAGATTATGTAGGCACCTATGATGATTTTATTTTGACAGTTTTGAGTATTCAAAATAATAAAACCGGCTCCTTTATTGACATGGGTCAAACAGAAAGAAAAGAACTGTTGGCACAATTTATGGGACTTGATATTTTTGATAAATTGTCATCTACATCACAAGAAAAAATCAAAGAAATTAATGTTTTACTCAGAAATTTCAAGAAAAATGATTATACTCAGAAATTGAATGAGTTGACAAATATAATTGAAGTTTCATCAAGTCTAATAAAGAATGAAAGTGAAAATTTAGAACAATTAATGTCTGATAGAGACATTAAAAACAATTCTTTGCTCGAAGAAACAAAAAAACTTATCTCAGTTGATAATGATATTGGAGATTTGACGGTTTTGACTCAAGCTGAAATTTCTTGTAAGAATACTATACAGAAATTGGTAAAAGAACTTGATTATTTCAAAGACGAATCTAAAAAAATAGAGACTGAATTGTCTAGTTCTATAGATTTAGAAAAATCATATCTGATTGATAATATCAGCGACAAATATGATGAATATGTTTTGGTTAAAAAAGAATTTACTGCCAAAGAAAATGAAATAGAACGTTTCAAAATCATTGTCAATACCAAATTAGAAAAATTAAAGACTCTTGAACAACACAAATATGACCCAAATTGTGAATATTGCACAAACAATGTGTTTGTAAAAGATGCCATAAAAACCAAAGAAGATTTAGAAAAAGACAAATCAAATGCGTTAATTGTTTTTCAAAAATACAATGAATTGAAAAACAAAATTAATGGATATGGCAATATTGAAGTCGAATATAAAAAGTATACAGATATTAAAATTAATAAAACTAATATCGAAAATAAGTTAAACAAGTTTAATAATTCAATTGTTTCGACTGAAAATAAAATTTCACAAGAAGAAACTAAATTAAATACAATCGTGGAAAAGATTGATAGATTTAATAAACAAAAAGATAATATCGAAAGTAATAATATTGTTAAATCAACTATTGAAACTATAAAATCAAGTATTAAATTGATTGACAGTAAAATTAAACAAAAGAATACGGAAATTATAAATTTAAAGTCTAATCTTAACTCTTCCATTGACCAAAAGTCTCAGATTGAAAAGACTATTGAAGAAACAAAATCGTTGGAAACCGTCTCTGAAGCATACGAATTGTATAACTCAGCTATAGGTAGAGACGGTATTCCATACGAATTGATTAGTCAAGCACTACCTACTATTGAAAAAGAAGTTAATAATATCTTGAATCAAATAGTAGAATTTAATATATCTTTACAAACAGATGGTAAAAATGTAAGCACTTTTATTAACTATGAAGACAAAAAATGGCCATTGGAATTATCAAGTGGTTTAGAAAAATTTGTAAGTTCGTTGGCTATAAGAGTCGCATTAATCAATATTAGCAATCTGCCTAGACCTAACTTTATCGCTATAGATGAAGGATTTGGCTGCGCTGATGCCGATAATTTATCATCTATGAGCACTTTGTTTGCCTTTTTGAAGACAAACTTTGACTTTGTATGGATTGTAAGTCATTTGGATAGCATGAAAGATATGGTTGATAGTAGAATAGAAATTCGTAAAGAAAATGGGTTTAGTAAGGTTTCCTTTATTTAAAAAAAGTTATAAATATTGACATCTTCAAATTTTTGGGAATATTTATATTTAAGATTTTTTATAAAATTTGAAAGGAAATATATTATATGCCAATACAAGAAGGTGGAAGATTTAGTCCTGTTAACACTATTGTTAGCCCAGGAGTCTTTACAAGAGAAAATGATTTATCAGGCATTGTTCAAGGTGTAGCTGATATTGGAGCCGTAGTCGTTGCACCGTTCGCAAAAGGTCCAGGATTTAGCCCAACTTTGGTTACCAACACTGCTGATTTAGAAGAAAAGTTTGGTATTGCTGATGGAACTTATTATGGACCATACACCGCCAAAGAATATCTTAACGAAAAAGGATTCGTAACTGTTTGCCGCGTTGGCGGTTTAACTGGTTACGATCAAAGATATCCAATTGCAATTTATGCAGAATCAGGAAGTTATACTAGAAATATTGACGCTGGTGCGTTAGTTACCGGGTCTTCTTTCTTTATTCCATCAGGATCATTATCAAGTGGTTCATTTTTTGCTGGATTCTCTTCGTTGACAGCAACTGCTACTGGCGCAACTTATATAGATAGTGTAACATTCACTGCGAACATTCCTACTTCTTCATTTATATTTACATTTGCAGCTGGTTCAGGAACTGCTACATCAGCGACATCTCCAAGTGGCAGTCAACTTTTTGCAGGATCATCTATAAATATTCCATCTTTTGGATATGGTTATACAAGCATTACAATGAGTTGGGCAGGATCAACCACACTTCCTACAGCATCATCAATGACTGCAGCCGAATTATTGAATTACGGTTTACAAAACTTTTCAGTCACAGGATCTTTGACTGAAAAAATTGTATATGGAACCGATGAACCATTTACTAGTGTAACATTAAAATCTGCAAAATTTATTTCATATAAAGATAACTGCGTAGATCCAGTATTTAGATTGGAAGGTTTAGTATCAGGATCATTTGGTAAATTCACCGGTGCATTTACTTCTGCTGGATCATCAAGTGTAGATAGTTGTGGAAATTGGACTTCACAATCAAATGCAAATCAAATTTTGTTGGCAGTTTTGGCTGATACAACAAATCATTCACCAGGAACCGATTTACAATCTCCTGGATTTAGTGGTTCAAGTTTAAGTTTGACTTCGATTTTGAGTTCTAACAGTTCAAGCATACAATCAAATTATTATTTAAATTTGAGCGGTAGTTCTGCTGGTAGATACGGTATCTATGAATTCTCATTGGATAAGGCAAACCAAAAATATATTACAAATGTATTCCAAAAATCAGCAAAAACCACTGATTCCACTGTAAATGCATATCTTTATAAAGCATTTGAAGATTCGATGGCAAAAGTTGCTGCAAATCCAACAAAATATGGAATTAAAATTGCAGTTCTTCCAAATTCCAATACGTTTGGTGGTGGAAATCCATTAAATTTCACTGATGCAAATTCGTTTAATCCTGCTGATGGTGATAGTCAATTCAGTTTGACTAATGCTTATACACCATATGTTGTTTCTCAAAAGATTGCAGCTGTTGATGGCACAACAACAAGACACGATTTATTTAAAATCCATACATTAACTGATGGAACAAATGCTAATAAATTGTATAAGATTGAAATCAGCGACGTTAAATTGGCAGGTTCAGTGCCAGGAAGTGATTGGGGATCTTTCACACTTTCTGTTCGTGATTATAATGATACAGACAAACGTCCTAAGTATCTTGAAACATTCACCAATTTAAGTTTAGATCCAGATAGTGCAAACTTTATTGCTCGCAGAATCGGTGATAGATATAATTTTATAACTTATTCTGGCAAGATTGTTGAATATGGAATTTATTCTAATGTAAGTAAATATATTAGAATCGAAATGTCCACAAATGAATATCCTGTGGCATCTGTTCCATACGGATTCCAAGCATATTATACTCCTCTCTCAGGTGATATTGCTAAAGTTGCCCCAACAATGAAATATAGTAATGCTTCGTTGTATGGACAAGCTTTGGGAAGATACGCTTCAGGTGTAGTATTTAATGATGTTCCTTCAACTGATACTGAACTTGTAGGATTATATCCAACAGTATCAACTGGTGTTCCAGTATATAATGATAATGCTCAATATTTTGCTCCAATTCCAAGTAATCCATCATCAGGCGTAAATGTCGGATTTGCTTTGGATAATGTAATTGTAGGTTCAAATACAGGATCATTCTTGGCCGCAAGTTTGAGTGGAAGTATACCTTCTACAAATCCTGATGATGTGAACGAAACATCATATGCCAAGATGCGTAAGTTTATATTCGGATTCCAAGGTGGATTTGACGGTCAATCACCAGCCGTTAAGATAAACTTGGGAGGTGATATCGTAGCAGGCAATACACAAGGATTGGATTGTACAAACATTTCAAGTGCAGGTTCAGTTGCTTATAAACAATCAATTGGGGCTCTCGGAAATGCTGATGAATTCGATATCAATTTGATTGTGACACCTGGCATTTTACATCAACAACATAGTTATGTTGCCGATTTGACAATCGATATGTGTGAATCCCGTGGAGATTGTTTCTACATAATGGATAACGTAGTGTTCCCAAATAGTGGACAATCTGTTGGATTGATTGATGCTGCTGTAAGTGATATATCTACAATCGATAGTAACTATGTGGCAACCTATTATCCTTGGGTTCGTATTTTGGATACAAACACTAATAAGATTATAAGTGTTCCTCCTTCAGTTGTATTACCTTCAGTATATGCTGCTAATGACAATGTTGCTGCTGAATGGTTTGCTCCTGCCGGTTTGAATCGTGGTGGTATCCCACAAGCAGTTCAAGTTCTTGATAGAACTACACACGGTGAACGTGATACACTCTATGAAGGTCGTGTAAATCCAATCGCAGCATTTCCTGGTCAAGGTATCTGTGTATGGGGTCAAAAGACACTTCAACAAAAGTCAAGTGCTCTTGATAGAGTCAATGTTCGTAGATTGTTGATTGCCTTGAAGAAATTCATCGCAAGCACAAGTAGATATTTGGTATTCGAACAAAACATTGCTGCTACAAGAAACCGTTTCTTGAGTATTGTCAACCCATACTTAGAATCTGTTCAACAACGTAGTGGATTGTATGCCTTCCAAGTTAAGATGGATGAAACCAATAATACCCCAGACATTATTGATAGAAACATCCTCTATGGACAAATCTATATCCAACCAACCAGAACAGCAGAATTCATTGTTCTTGATTTCAATGTGTTGCCAACTGGTGCTCAATTCCCAGGAGCTTAATAAGAATTAAAATAAAAACAGAACCCCACAGTAAAATGTGGGGTTTTTTATTATTAAACATATTTATATAAGATGATTAGTCTAATTGATTTATTAAATGAAGCTAAAATTCCATCCAGTGAATCTGAGATGGATATGTATGCTCGTAAGTATAAAAAAACTATAGATTATCTTCGTGGTAAAAATAAAGTATTGTTATTGACTACTAGCAATAGATGGAGTGGTCACAAAGATGATAGTGCCAAAAGCACACAATTAGCATTTAAGATTCAAGAAATGTTAGGAAAAGAAAAAGTAACAATTATTGATACTACAAAGTTAAATATTTTTCCATGTGAAGGTAATGTATCTTCTAAGTGGGGAAATCACTGTGGAACAAAAGATTCTGTGTTGAAGGATAAAGAAAAAAATCCAAGTGGATACCATCGTTGTTGGGCTAGTATTAATAATAAGAATGACGAATTGTGGAAAGTAAGTAAAGATTTATTTGAAAGTGATTGTGTGGTGTTTTTTGCAAGTATAAGATGGGGTCAAGCCAATGGATATTATCAAAAATTAATAGAAAGACTAACTTGGATTGAAAATAGACATTCAAGTTTAGGAGAAAGTAATATTATAAAAGATATTGATTCTGGATTTATTGCGACGGGACAAAATTGGAACGGTAAAGATGTTACACAAACACAAAAAGAAGTGCTTCAGTTTTTTGGATTTAATACTCCGAACGAATTATTTTGGAATTGGCAATTTACAGACAATTCAAATGATGAAACTTTAAGTTCATATAAAAAGTCAATTAAAGTTTTTGATAATACATTTTTAAAATAAATTATTTAATGCTATTAAAAATAGTTAATGTTATATGAAAAGAGCATCTGATAAAAGCAATTTATCCATCATAAAAGATTATTTAGATGGAAGTAGACCATTTATTCAAGTAGGTTACGATTCAAATACGGAATTATTAAACAGAAAAGAAGGTGAAGAATGGGAAGATAGTCAGGGAAATAAATGGAAAAAACAAAACGGAGTCAAAAAAAGAGTATCAAAAGTTACACAAATTAAAAATGAACAGAAATGTTCTATTTGTAATGGCGATGTTAAATTTGGAAATTATTTAGATCAAAGGGTTTATAGTAGATGTGGAAAATGTTATGACTGTAGTATAGTATTTGATAGTAGATTAAAAATACTGGGGAAATTTAATGAATATGCAAAATATGTCGTGTTTTCTACAAGACATTCTCAATTAAAAGATTTTAAAACAAAAATTTTAGAAAGTATTGAGTATCTTGAAAATTATGATTCAAAATTAAAATATTTTAATGAAGATGGTTCATATGAAACTTGGACAGATGATACCGATACACGATTAAAAGTATTAGAAGACTTAAAAAAAGACATCATTAATGTAGAAAAAGAAATATTAGAATGTGAGGACGAACTTAAAAAAATAGAATATGATTCTTCTATAGAAAAAAAGGCAAGAGAAATGACGTTGGAATTTATAAAAAACAGAGAAGATCGTAAATTTGATGTATGAGTGAAAAAACACTTAAAGAAATAATCAAAGAAGAGTATAAAAAGTGTTTGGTTGATCCCATGTATTTCATGAAGAAATACGTAAAAATTCAACATCAAACAAGAGGCATCATTCCATTTGAATTATATGAATTTCAAGAAGAAACTCTTCAAGATTTCATTGATAATGACAGAAATATAGTTTTAAAATCACGCCAGATGGGTATATCTACATTGGTTTCCGCATATGCATTGTGGACTATGATATTTAATCCAGGCAAAAACGTTTTAATATTATCTACAGTTCAAAATACATCAAAAGAAATCGTATCAAAAATTAGATTAGCAAATAATAGTTTGCCAAGTTGGTTAAAAGTCCCAACAGTAGAAGATAATAGACTTTCTCTTAAATTTAAAAACGAATCTAGAGTTTTGGCAGCTTCTTCTGCCGCTGATAGTGCTCGTGGTTTCAGTTCATATTTACTTGTAATGGATGAATGTGCGTTTATTGATAACGCAGAAGAAGTTTGGACATCTGCTCAACAGACAATGGCAACCGGTGGTCGTGCAATTCTTCTTTCTACACCAAATGGTGTTGGTAATTTCTTCCATCAAATGTGGGTTGACGCAGAAGCCAAGAAAAATACGTTCAAAACAATACGTTTAAAGTGGGATAGACATCCAGAAAGAGACCAGTCTTGGAGAAACAGACAAACTGATGAATTAGGTCCAAAAAGAGCAGCACAAGAATGTGACACTGAATTTTTGTCATCAGGAAATACTGTAATTGAGTCACATTTAGTTGAATTTTATAAACAAACCAAAGCAAAAGACCCAGTTGAAATGCGTGGAGTAGACCATGGTTATTGGATATGGGAATACCCAGATTATAGTAGAAATTATATTGTGGCAGCAGACGTTGCAAGAGGTGATAGCACCGATTATAGTGCATTTCATGTAATTGATGTAGAATCATTGACACAAGTGGCCGAGTATAGAGGTCAAATAAACACTAAAGATTATGGTAATATGTTAGTCAGTGTTGCGACTGAATATAACAATGCTTTATTGATAGTAGAAAACAATAATATTGGATGGGCAGTATTACAACAGATAATTGATAGACAATATCCCAATACATTTTATAGTAGTGCAGATTTACAATACGTTGATGTTGAACGTCAATTGACAAACAAATACAATCGTGAAGATAAAAGAATGGTTCCTGGCTTCACAAATAGTCAGAAAACAAGACCGTTATTAATATCTAAATTGGATACATATTTCAGAGAACAATCGTTGGTTATTTATTCAAAAAGACTATTAGATGAACTATCAGTATTTATTTGGGACGGTAATAAAGCGGTTGCAATGAAAGGATATAATGACGATTTAGTTATGTCTTTTTGTATTGGATTGTGGGTGAGAGATACCGCATTGAGACTCAGACAACAAACTATGGATTTGAATAAATCAATGTTAGGAGGTATTTCTAGAGTTGCAAATGATAAAGTTTATACTCCAAAATCAATTTCCGCACATGATGCATGGATTATGAAAACGGGACAATTCAACGATAAATCAGAAAATCTTACGTGGTTATTGTAACCACTTTATATTTATACATTATATATGCCATCAGAAGAATTTCAAATATTAAAACAACGTTCCTTGTATTCAAGGTTGAAACGGTTGTTTTCCACCGATGTAATAGTTCGTAATATTGGTGGCAAAAAATTAAAGGTAGTAGATACAGACGAAGTAATGTATGCTACTGATAGAAATACATTACGTGACAGATTTAATAGAATACGCACAAGTGCATATAATCAATATAGTAGAGATTTTACACTTAGTTATCAAGCAGCTCGTATTGAATTGTTTAGAGATTATGATACGATGGATATGGACCCAATTATTTCATCTGCATTAGATATTTACGCAGACGAATGTGTCACTAAGAATGAAATGGGTAAAATTTTAACGGTCCATACTAATGATACAAATATTAAACAAATCCTAGAAAATTTGTTTTATGATATTCTTAATATCGAATTTAACATGTGGAGTTGGACTAGAAATCTTGTAAAATATGGAGATTTCTATTTAAAAATGTATATTAGTCCAGAATACGGTGTATACATGATTGAACCAATTAGTTCTTATAATGTTACCCGTGTAGAAAACAGTGATTTAAATAATAAGAATTATACCAAGTTCCAAATCAATTTGCCTGAGGGTGGTAAGATTGAAGAATTAGAAAATTATCAAGTAGCACATTTCCGTTTGTTGAGTGATAGTAACTTCTTGCCATATGGCAAAAGCATGATTGAAGGTGGTAGAAGAGTATGGAAACAGTTGAGTTTGATGGAAGACGCAATGTTAATTCATCGTGTAATGCGTGCTCCTGAAAAGAGAGTATTTAAAGTAGACGTTGGTAATATTCCGCCTCAAGAGGTCGATCAATACATGGAAAAATTGATGAATAAGACCAAGAAAATTCCATATCTTGACCCAAATACTGGCGATTATAATTTGAGATTCAATCTTCAAAACATGGTAGAAGATTTCTATTTGCCAGTTCGTGGCAGTGATAGTGGAACTAGCATCGAACCATTAAGTGGCATGGAATTTACTGGTATTGATGATATCAATTATCTAAAAAATAAGATGTTGGCCGCATTAAAAATTCCAAAAGCATTTTTGGGTTATGAAGAAGATTTGAGTGGCAAAGCAACTCTTGCAAGTGAAGATGTTAGATTCGCAAAAACAATCAATCGTATTCAAAAAATATTAGTAAGCGAACTTAAAAAGATTGCAATTGTCCATTTATATTCACAAGGATATACTGATGACCAATTAGTAAATTTTGACTTAGAATTAACTAATCCATCTGTAATTTTAGAGACTGAAAAGGTTAAAATTTGGTCAGATAAAGTTACTTTGGCGAAAGATATGGTTGAACAAAAAATGTTCAGCAGAAAATGGATTTATAATAACGTATTTAAATTGTCAGATGAAGATGTTGACTTACAAAAGAACGACATCGTTGAAGATGCAAAAGACAATTATAGATTTAAACAAATTGAAGAAGAAGGTATTGATCCTGCTAAGCCATTTAATAAGATTAAACCACCAGAATCATCCGGTGATAGTGGCGGCGCTCCATCAGGTGAACCACCTTCGCCAGAAGGAACTCCACCAAGCGGCGGTGGAAGTGAACCAAGTCCAGTCGGTGAACCTGGCGCAGGTGCGGAAACTCCTCCATCATTGACGGAAAAATCAAAAAGAGCGTCACAAGCAGGTGAACATAAGTATAGAAAAGATTCCACATTTGGATATGACCCAATGGGAAATAAAGAAAATACACGTATATCACAAACAGATCCTCTCAGAAGTAAAACAAAAATAAAATCTGCGTTAAGCATGGAACATCTTGAAGGATTAAAACAATTTTTACAAACACATCAAGATGTTAAACGGGATTTGCTTAAGGAAGTAAATTCAAAATCAATGCTTGATGAAAGCAACATAATTGAGGAATAAATATTATAATTAAATGAATTTTATCTATAATTTATTATATTTATAAATTGAGACATTATACTAGTATATGCAAAAAGCTAAACATTCCAAGTTTAAAAACACAGGAATATTATTTGAACTACTTACTCGTCAAGTAACTGCAGATATTTTGGCAGGTAAGGATGAATCCATTGCTAAGGATTTACTATTTAAATATTTCACCGAAAACAAAGAATTAGGAAAAGAGTGGCAATTATATAATTTCTTGCTTAATGAAAAAGCAAAAGATGAATTGCAATCTCAGAAATATATAAACGTAATTTTGAAGCAAAGAGAAAAATTAGATTCAAAGAAATTAACAGAACAAAAATACAACCTAATCAAAGAAATTAGAGAAAATTATCCAATTGATGATTTGTTAAAGTCAAGCATCAAGAATTATAAGATTCACGCTTCTATTTACAAATTGTTTGAAAATCATATAAACAATTCAATCAAATTTGATGTAAAAGAAATTCTTCAATCAACAAATACAATTACTGAAAATTTGTGCGGTAAAAAGGTTGCTGTTAATGAATCCGAAGACGATTTGATTAATTTTTATAAACAACAAAATGAAGAAGTTCGTTTACTTAGCTATAAATTACTCGTCGAATCATTAAACGAAAAGTATAAAGATTTAGATAACAATCAAAAGAGATTGTTAAAGGAATACATCAACAATATTAGCAATACCAATTCATTGAATGAATTTGTTCAAAAAGAAATTGTTAATATTAAAGAAACATTATCAAAATTTGTTAATTCTATCAATGATAATGTAATTAAAATTAAAATTAATGAAGTAACAAAGCAAATTGATACCATTAATTGTAAAAAGTCAGTGAAAGATAATCAAATTACAGTGTTGTTGCTTTCCTACGAATTAATTAAAGAACTTCAAAATAAAATTCAATAATATGAACGAAAAAAAGAGACTTCTCATCGGCAGACTTAAGGAAAAACTTAAGGAAATTATCAAAAAAGAAATGGAAGAAGGAACAGGCACTGGCGCAGTTGCTGCTCCATCAACACCATATGCTTTTGCTAAATCAGGCAAAGGCAATGAACGTGCTGCTACTGCCTCAACTGATTATGAACTTGTAAAAGAAGGTAAAAAAGCTGAAAAGAAACCAGCAAAAAAATCAGAACCTGCTCCAGTAGCAAAGAAAGCTGCACCAGCTGCACCAAAGAAACAAGATGATACTAAAATTACAACTGGTCTCATTGATAAAATTTCAAGTCGTGAAAGAGAAAACAAATTTAAGGGCGATGACAAAGATGTAAATTTGCTCGGCCGTTTAAAAAATTTACTTAGCAGAAATGTTGGTAGAACATTAGAAGAAGCCGATGTTGAAAAGATGATGGAAGAAATGCAATGTGATGAATGTTGGGAAGAAGGTGCAAAACCAGATTTCCTAGATTTAGACGGTGACGGTAATAAGACGGAACCAATGAAACAAGCTGCTAAAGACGCAAAAAATAAAAACAAGAAGTAATATGCCTATCTTTTTGAAGAGATTTTTAGAAGCAGACCAACCTCAACCAGCCGGCAAAGGAGTTAATCCTCCATCACAAGGCGCACCCGCTGCTGCACCTACTACTCCTCAACAACCTCCTCAAGAATCTCCTAAACAAGACCAAAAACAATCTTCTGGTCAAGGTAATACTTATAATTTAGGATTTGATTTAGAAGATTTTCAAAAGAAATTGTCACAAGCAACTGAGACTGTAAAAAATGAATTTAAAGAAAAAATTTTAAGTCAAATTGCAAATCAAAAAATACAATTTCGTGCTTCAAAGGGATATGGTCAACCTGAGAAGGATTATATCGTTAACGTAGATGACGTTAGCATTGATTTTTATTACGAAAATTATGTAGTTGTTATCAAAGGTCGTGAACCTAACAAACAAAAACAAAGTGAATATTTTATTAAATATCCATATACGATTAAGAAGTTAGGTGCGGCAACTGTTCCATCAAAGAAAAAAGATACAGTTGCTCCTACTGCACCGGTTCCGACATCTACACAAAATGTAGCAACTAAAGGAATTTAATATGAATGAAAAAAGATTAATTGTAGATTGCATGTCATTTGAAATTAGCCGAGAAGTAATTAGTGAGGCTATGAAGACAAACGGACCTTTCTTGGTAAAAGGTGTTCTTCAACGTGCAAATGCAAAAAACCAAAATGGACGTATTTATCCAAGAGAAATTTTGGAAAGAGAATCAAAGAAATATGAACAAAATTTTATCAAAGAACGTCGTGCTCTTGGTGAATTAGACCATCCAGAAAGTAGCGTTGTAAACTTAAAGAATGTAAGTCACAATGTTACCAGAATGTCTTGGGATGGTGATAATTTAGTAGGAGAAGTTGAAGTTCTTCCTACACCAAGCGGAAATATCTTGAAAGAATTATTTGCATCTGGTATCAGACTTGGTATTAGTTCAAGAGGCATGGGCAGTGTTCGTAAAAATGTCCACGAAGCCGCTGATGAAGTTCAAGATGACTTCGAACTTATTGCATTTGATTTCGTAAGCAATCCTTCAACCAGAGGTGCATTTATGTATCCAGAAGAACAAGTAAGTCTTCAAGAAGGCGTTGTGAAAAACCCAGAAACAAATAAATGGGAAAAGGTCGAAAATATTATTCGTGATATTTTAGGCGAAATTAAATAATTTTAACCTATACGATTTATATTTATAACATATGATTAAATTAAAGAATCTAGTAGAATCAACAGTAAATCTTCCAACCGCAGATGATGCTCCTCGTAAGTTGTCAAAAGAAGAAAAGAAAGCATTGGCGGAATTGGTTCATAATTACAACGAATATGGTAAGTCACTTCATGAATATGGTAAAATCATGGAAGTAGCAGATACTCTTAAGAAGATTTCTGAATACGCAGAAACATATGTTGTAAATGAATGTAACGATTGGACACAAGCAAATGTAGCAAAACGTCATTTTGCTGAAATCAAGAAACATGCAGAAGCTTTTAAGAAAATGGCAAAAGAAGCACATGAAAAGAATATTCATATGACTTCATTGTATGAAGATATGGGCGGTATCTTGGAAAAATATTTTGAAATCAAAGATTCAGATAAACAATAATTTCAGTTAAACGCAATAAAAAACCCACCAAGAAATTGGTGGGTTTTATTTTTTATAAAGGAACAGATCCTCGGTCATCAATGAAATTCATCATTTGTGTAAATGTTCTAAACACATGTTTTCTATTATTAATCAATAACCAATAACCTTGTTTATTTTTATACACAGTTACTTTCAATGGGTCTTTTCTTAAATCACTATGATTAACATTTTTTGCAGTATCTTTATCAGTATATGTTAAACGAGTTTCACCTTCTGGTTCAAATCCCATGTTGGCCAACCAATCAATTTCTTTCCAGTTCCATCCATTTGGATTATCAATATCGTTAATATTATATTCAAACGACTCTTCCATTTCGGAATATTCTTTTTTAATAAAAGATTTTAAATGTGTCATAGATTTACTTTGTTAATAGTAGTAGATACTAAATCAGTTAATGTTTTTTCAATTTCCATTTGATTTGGTTTTCCATTTTTATCTTTTAAATTTACCGCATTTGAAAGTTTATAATATACCGTGGTTGGTTTTTTCAAATCTTCTTCATTCGAATATGTAATATACCATATTCCGTATTTAATAGATTGTCCACTACTGTCGGATTTGTTTGCTAATTTTTTTACTATAAAATAAAAATTATTGGTATTTATTTCTTTTTGAAAACTTAATTCATGACCTCTTGTTATAGGTTTTTCATCATTTAAATGTAAAGTAGGGTCTTTTGATTTCAAAACATCAGTTACAAATTTAATTTCTTCTGGAGTAAAATCCAATCCCTTATTATTTGTTAATTCAGTTTCAATTGAAACATTATCTTTATGATTGTCGGTTAATTCATTTAATAATGTTTCTTTTAATACTATTTTACGGAAAGTTTCTTTGAGTTGTTCTTTTATTTTCTTTCTACGTTTGCGTTTGTGCGCAATTGCTAACGCGGCTAAATACTTATTTAAACTCTCTTTATCACCATCTGTGCATCCAACTTTTTCATTGTTAGACTTTTTGTAGACACAGTATTTATCATCTACTTTTTTGTAATAATACGGCATAATATTATAAATATCTAATTATTTTGCTATTTTCATTTTTTTATTCATATTTATATACAATATTACGGCTTTCCTTTGCCGCTCAAGATTAAATAAATCCGTATTGAAGTTTATCCTCAATAACTTCAGAAAATTCAAATAACATTATGTCAAACTTACTAAAAGAAGCTATTGCTGACGCGAAGGCTGTGCGTGCCACTGCACTCGCAAATGCAAAAGCCGCATTGGAAGAAGCCTTTAATACAAAGGCAGAAGCAATGTTGGCCGAAAAATTAAAACAAGAAATCGCAGCTGATGAAGCTGTAAGTTCTTCAGATATTGGTTCAGGTGGTGTTGGTGCATCACATGCTCCTGATAAGGGTGCAGTAACTCATCAAGATCCTCAAGGTGGTCCAAAGACTGTTGCCTTCGAAGAAGGTGAAGAAGTTGCTGGCGAAACAATGGAAGAAGAAACCGTGACCAATGAAGAAATTGAAGAAATTTTGAGAGAATTGGAAAGCGAATTAAAAGAAGACGGCGAAGAACAACCATCCGCTCCAGCATCTCCTGCTGCTCCAGAAGCACCAGCTGCTCCAGTAGCTGCTGCACCAGAAGCTCCTATGGCTCCAGCCGCACCAGAAGCTCCAGTAGCTCCTGCTGCTCCAGAAACTCCAGAAGCTCCTGTAGCCGAAGAATCAATGGAAGAAGAAATCGATTTGAACGAACTTCTTGCATCACTTGAAGAAGGTGAAATTGAAGAAGGTAAGGGCGAAGAAGGAGAAGAAGGTAAAGATGATGAAAAGAAAGAAGAAGCTTATGAATCTGTTCAAACAGAATTACAAGAAGCTTATAAGGTAATCGAATATCTTCGCACTCAAATTAACGAAATCAATTTATTGAACAGCAAGTTGCTTTATACCAACAAGTTGTTTAATACTTTCAGCTTAACCAAGGAACAAAAGACCAAGGTAGTTGAAACATTCGACTTGGCTAAGTCCATCCGCGAAGTCAAGTTGAGTTATGCAATTTTGTCCGAATCATATAGTTCCGGTGGATCAGTTGTCAAAAAGACTAATACAACTGCAAAAACTATCACCGAAGGTTTGGCAAGTAAACCAGTTGCTTCAACCGCTCCTGCAAAGGAAGTTATTGTTGAAAACAGCAACGTGATGGCTTCAAGATTCCAAAAACTCGCCGGAATCAAGAAGTAATTTTAACAGGTGAGTAATAGTAAACAAAAACAACTAATAAACAGAAATATATGAGTGATATTAAAGGTCTATTGACAAACAACATGAATCCACAAGCCAAATTGATGGCTGAAACCCGTGGATTGCAACAAAAGTGGGACAAGACAGGCTTGCTCGAAGGTCTTAACGGCGTAGAAAAAGCCAACATGTCCATTCTTTTGGAAAACCAAGCAAAACAACTTCTTGATGAAGCTACCTCAACTGGTACTTCAGCAAACAGCGAACAATGGGCTGGCGTAGCTCTTCCATTAGTTCGTCGTGTATTCGCTGAAATCAGTGCAAAGGAATTCGTTAGTGTTCAACCAATGAATCTCCCAAGCGGTCTTATCTTCTATCTTGATTTCAAGTATGGCACCAACGTTCCAGCATCTGGCAATGATAATGCTTATAGCGGTTCATTGTTTGGTGGAACAGGTAATGCTAAACTCGGTTCTACCGATGAAGCTGTAAACGGTCTCTACGGTAACAACCGTTATGGATATAGCGCAAAGCAAATTGGATTAGGCTTTACTGCCACTGTCGCAACTGCTTCTGCAAATGATCTCCAATGGGATTCGGCTTATACTTCAAGCACATTGGTAGGCGGAGGTAATTATTTTACTCTCACCGTCCCAATTGGTGCAAATGATGCAAGTGCAAGTATCGATTTGAATGCAGTTCGTTCATTCACTCTTACTGGATCAAACTTGACCGCAACAAACGTTTTGGGTGAATTTACCAAGGTAATTAATACTGGAACTCTTGCATCTCCAGTTTATTCTATCGTATTCGTAGCAAGTGGTTCTAATACAACCGCAGGTGCTACCAAGAGCGTATTCTTGTATTATGACAAGCAACCAACTGATTCAACCCGTGGTGATTTCGAAGATAAGTTTACCACCACTGCTACCGGAACAGGTGCAGGAACCGGATTGGTCGATAATATTGGTATTCCAGAAGTTAACTTGGAACTTAAGAGCGAACCAATCGTTGCTAAGACTCGTAAGTTAAAGGCAGTCTGGACCCCAGAATTGGCTCAAGACTTGAATGCTTACCACAGCATTGATGCCGAAGCCGAATTGACTGCTCTCTTGAGCGAATACGTATCAATGGAAATCGATCTCGAAATCCTTGACATGTTGATCAATGCTGCTCCAGGCTCAACCACTGAAGCTTGGTCTGCTGCTATCGGAACCGAATTCGTTGGTAAGACTGTAAACAGCAATGGTTCAGTCACCTTCAATCGCACAACCGATACCACAAACCGCACTGCTTACGTAAAGAGCACCTGGTTCCAAACCTTGGGTAACAAGATTCAACGTGTATCTAACAAGATTCACCAATTGACTCTCCGTGGTGGTGCAAACTTCTTGGTTTGTTCCCCAGACGTAGCAACCATCTTGGAATCAATCCCAGGATATGTTGTTAACACCGATGGTGACAGTGCTAAGTTTGCAATGGGTGTAAGTCGTGTTGGTAGCTTCGCAAGTCGCTTCCAAGTCTACAAGAACCCATACATGACTGAAAACGTCATCTTGGTTGGTTTCCGTGGAAATAACTTCCTCGAAACCGGTGCTGTGTATGCCCCATACATCCCACTCGTTCAAACCCCATTGGTCTATGACCCAGTGAACTTCACTCCACGCCGTGGTGTGATGACACGTTATGCCAAGAAGGTAGTACGTCCTGAATTCTACGGCAAGATTTATGTTGCCGATTTGGATCAAGTATAATATTTGATTTAAATAATTAATCGAAACTCCCAGTAGAAATACTGGGAGTTTTTTTTGCGGTCAATAATATTTTGAAGATATTTATATATTATATGAAACTGAAAGAAATTTTAAACGAATTGCAAAATCCACCTGCACCAATGAAATTGGTCCAAGATGCGGCAATTACTTCTAATCTGAGATATCATTTGGATCATAATCTTACTCTTGAAGGAAATGTATTCAGAACATATAGTGATGCGTATTTTGAATTAATAAAAGAAGTTCGTAAATTATATGAACAAGATTTAATTGAGTTGAATGATGAAGATGCAGATTTAGTTGAAAGTGATATCGGAGAAACTGCAATTTATGAAGGTAGAGAAGTTTATTTAGATGCTCCTATTGAAGAAGAAGATGACGAAGAATTAATAAATGAAGTAAAACACAGAGGACGTAATGTTAAATTAAATAGACCGTTTAGAACTCCGGGCGGACCAAAAAAATTTGCAGTTTATGTAAAGAGTAAAGGTGGTAGAATTAAAAAGGTATCGTTTGGCGACCCAAAAATGAGAATACGTGCGAGCAGTGCGGCTCGTAGAAAAAGTTTTAGAGCAAGACACAGATGTGCTCAAAAGAAAGATCGCACAACAGCCGGTTATTGGAGTTGTCGTAGTCATAGAATTCGTAGTTTAGGAACAAAAAGTAAAGGTAAATATTGGTAATATGTCTGACTTTCCATTTAAAGAATCTCACGTTAAAGATAATTTATATCTCAGAGAGTTTGAAGAATCTGTAGATGTGGATGATCTTGAATGGCACAGAGATAGAGAAGACAGAATCGTTGAGGTAATTGGCGATACTGATTGGAAACTTCAAATGGATAATGAGTTGCCGAAAAATATGTCTGGTAAATTTTTTATACCAAAAGAAACTTGGCATAGAGTTATAAAAGGGACAGGTGAATTAAAAATTAAAATAACAAAATTATAATTTTATGGGATCACAAGTAGGACCAGCCGCAATAAACGGAGACAATTTAAAAAATAAAGTAAGATTTACTTCAAATGGATTAAATCAAAATGGATATGTGGGCGTTAGATTAGGCGGACTTAATAATCCCGCAACAAAGGTATGGGCTGATATTAAAAATGATGCAAATTCAGCGTGGTTTTGTGTTTTTACTGTATTTAGAGGCACAAGTCCTTATATTTCTGGTTCTGTATCAGCAACTGCAGGTTCATTACCAACTGAAAATGATACTGCAATGAATAAATTTTCAGATGCAGATATTCGTTTATTTTTAAATTCTGGAACAAAAGAAACAAGAACTCAATGGTGGCATATATCTGAAGCAAATGGTAGTGTTTGGGCATCTGGTTCTTTAAATAATAGTGACACTATGTATAATTTATTTTTAGATCCGTCTTTGTGGTCTAGTGATGCTTTTACAACTACAAATGGATATTTCAAAAGAAGAGACGGCAATGAAGCCAATTATCCATCAACATGGGTTACATCTTCTACTGGCGGATGTAGTAGTTATGTAGGTGGATGGAGTAATTATTATGAACAAAGTTGTATAAGAAGTTGGTTTGCAGGATGTGAAGGTGGACCTGCTTATAATCATTGTTGTGCATGTCCAGTTGATAGAGCTAATAAATTAATAGTATGGGCTAAATAATATGTTTACAGAAATAATAATGATAAGAGACCGTGACAATTTTTGGCGTGATGTCATGCATAGAAATTGGGATTGGCCACAAAATAACACTGATACTCAAGTTGCAATAAATTATATAATTAACAATTATCCTTCCGGTAGCATTACAGTTGCAGAAAACGATAAACAATTATTATTGACAACAGAACAACAAATGCCGTGCGTTAATTGCGGCAACTGATATATATAACATATGGGTTTAACTGGTGGTCCAACATATGCAAAATTATTAAGAGGCAGTTCTCCTCGAATTTATATCGATCCTCGTAATAGATTGAGTAGAGCGTCTACTTCTACACAAATAAATGGATTTTCAGAATTTAATGTGTCTAATTTGAATTTTACATTTGAAGGAACTGTTGGTTATGAAGTAGACACAACACAAAAAGTTTCTGGTGATTTAAGATTAAATTCTGGTAGAATTTATACAACCAATACTGGTTGGTTTGGAAATATGACAATGTGTTGGTGGATGAGATATATTGGTGCAGTAAATGCGACTTCTTTTTATACGGAATCAAATAGAGGTCCGTCTGGATGTTATAGAATCAATTCATATCTTAATTCAAATGGCACTTTTACTTTTTTAGGATATGATAATAGCGGCGCTGGCAATATAACAACCACTTCAACAACAAATGTTTGCAATGGAAATTGGAATTATATTTGTTGTAAATGGCAAAATGGATCACCGTCAGGATTATATATTTTTGTAAATGGGGTTCAAGAAGGATATACATCGTCAGCGTGCAATGACGGAACTTATGAAAATTTACATTTGGGAGGAGTTACTGGGTGTATAACAACTGCAACGCATAATTGTTATTTAGGACCAATCCACAGTTTTAATTCTGCATTAAGTGCAAGTGATATATTGTATAATTATAATTTATTTAAATCTAGATATATATAATATGGAAATAACAGAACAAGACGGACAATTTTTAGTAAAAAACGGAGAAGAAATTCTTTATGTTGCAAAAACTTTAGCAGAAGCTGAAGGTTATATAAAATGGAAAACAAGAGTAGGTGCAACTGACTCTGGCGAACAGTGTTTTTAATTTATGGCATTTAATTATTCACCAAAAATAGTAACAAACGGATTAGTTTTAGCAGTTGACGCTGCGAATACTAAGAGTTATCCTGGTTCGGGAACGGTATTGAGAGATTTGAGTGGAAATGGTTATACCGGAACAATAAACAATCCCAGTTTCAGCAGTAATAACACAGGCACATTAGTGTTTAATGGGACAAACAGCAATGTAGATTTTGGCAATGTATTATCAAATTTAACTAATTTAACATTAGAGTGTTTCGTAAAATTTGGAACTCAAACACAATTATATAGTGGAGTTATAAGCAAAACATTGAGTAACGCGGATGGATATGAAATAAGAGTAGATTCATATACAGCATCGACTACAAATTTGGTATTTAGATATGTTGGTGACAATGCTGCGGCAGGATTTAATACTAATTTTACTAATGGAGTTTGGTATCATATTGCAGCAACAGGAACAAATGGTTCTCAGAGAACATATGTCAATGGAGTTCAAGTTGGAAGTGCAACTACAGCATTATCACCAAGTGCGAATAGTAATTCTTTAATGATTGCAAGGTTAACATATGCAAGTTACTTTGTAAACATGACTATGGGATGTGCCAGGATCTATAACAGAGTATTATCTGCCGGTGAAGTATTACAAAACTATAATGCAACTAAATCTAGATTTGGATTATAATTATAATAAATCTAATTGTTTTAATATTTATTATATATGGCATTTGACCCTACCACAATTAGATGGCCCGGCAGTGGAAGCGCAGTTAACTTAACTACGGTTCCCTTTGGATTTTATTTGAGTGAAACTTCCAATACTGCCAGTATTGGTAAATTTGAATATGATTGTGAGAAAAGTGCAGAATGGGCAGCAAAAAGATTAGGATATCCAATCATTGACATTGAATTGAAAGATGTCAGTTTTTACGCTTGTTTTGAAGAAGCTGTCAGCGAATATGGCGCACAAGTAAATCAGTTCAATATCAGAAATAATTTGTTGAATTTGCAAGGATTAAATACAACTGATAATCCAAATATTACAGGTAAAAATATACAAGGATCAGGCCTTCCATTTGTTGTAAAATTGTCTCGTCAATATGGAAGCGAAATTGATGTAGGCGGAGATGTTCCAGTAAAAAGAGTTCCTGTTCATTTGAAAAAGGGTCAACAAAATTACGATTTAAATCAGTTAATTGAATGTGAACGTGAATGTGGAAACAAGGTAGAAATTAGAAGATTATTTCACGGACCAGCTCCAGCGTTTGCTCGTATTTATGACCCATTCAGTATGACTGGTATGAGTTATAGTAATATATTAAATGAAATGGGATTTGCTGGTTATAGTCCTGCTACTCAATTCTTAATGACTCCAATCTTTGAAGATTTGCTTCGTGGTCAAGCCATTGAATTTAACGACATGGTTCGTAAGAGTGCATATAGTTTTGAAATAACAAATAATCAATTAAAAATTTTTCCAATTCCAACATATGACCATGATGCTTATGTTGAATATGTGGTAGAAAAAGATAAGTTTAATAGTGCAGTTTCACCTGCGGATAATTATGATGAAGTCAGCGATTATAGTAACGCTCCCTATCAAAATGTAGTTTATAACAAATTAAATGCTGTGGGTAAACAGTGGATTAAAAAGTATTTCTTAGCATTATGTAAGGAATTATTGGGTGCAATAAGACAAAAATATAATATTGTGCCAATACCCGGCGGAGAAGTTACCTTAGATGGTGGAGAATTGAGAAATGAAGCTCAAACAGAAAAGGAAGCATTAATTACTCAATTGAGAGAAAATCTTGAAGCGACAGGCAGAACTGCTTTGATGGAAGCAAAAGCTACTGAAGCTGAAAAAATGAGAGATACGTTGCGATCCGTTCCACTTTTAATTTACGTAGGATAATTTATGGGATTATACGGAAGATATTTTAGTTCAAGAGACCTAGCTTATATAAACGGCATAAACCGTGAATTAAACGAGGATTTAATCCAAACTTTTGTTGTATTATTTAAGATTGCCGCATCTGAAACTAATACAAATGTATATGGAGAAGCTGGGTCAGAAGGTAAAAGTTTTTATCCAGGCATTGAAATTAATGCTTTAATTGATAGAACAGACCCAACAACAGACGATGAAGGATTTGGACCTGACAGAGACCAAACAGTTGTATATAAGTTCAGAGAATTAGATTTGAAAGAAGCTAATTTTTTCCCAGAAGTTGGAGATTTGATATTTTTTAATGACCGTTATCATGAAATTGATAATGTAGTTCAAGAACAATTTTTAGGTGGTCAAAGTGACAATTCACTTAGTATAATTTGCAATACACATTATAGCAGATTGAGTAAAATTAACTTGGTAAATAGACAATATTAATTATGTCGTGGAAAGGCAATACAAATAATCCAGTCCCAACAAATGAGGACAAAACGCAAGAAAATAAGTATTTTACAAATACAACAAATCGTGCGTTTGATGTTCGCCGTGACCAAGACCCAAAGAAAAATTTTACAATATCATTAATCGATATTGATACTGCCATTGTCAAATACATTGAAGATGTAATAAATCCTACAATTATTGATGCGGGTGAAAATGTAAAAGTCCCAATAATTTATGGAAACCCAGAAAAATGGAAATCTGCTAAAGTAGATGGATATCTGCGTGATAACCAAGGAAAAATACAATTACCTATAATAATGTTCAAAAGAAATTCATTTGCAAAAAATGAAAGTATGATGACATTAAATAGATATCTTTCTTATCCTGTTTTGACTAAGTTTAGTGAAAAAAATAAATATGATAAATTTAGTGTATTAAATCAAACAGTTGCTCCAGTTAACAGTATCTATAGTCTGTCTTTGCCTGATCATGTTAAGGTTGAATATGAATTTATGGTATGGACAGAATATATTGAACAAATGAATGCGGTTTTAGAAAAGATTAATTATGCAAGCGAAGATTATTGGGGAGATCCTCAAAATTTTAAATTCAGAGTTAGTATAAATGATTATACAAATACATCTGAAAGTCCAACTGAAAAAGATAGAATTATACGCTCTACTTTTAATTTAACTGTATATGCGTATTTGTTACCTGAAAGTTTTGAGGACAGAAAGAAAACCGTTCAAAAGTATTTAACTCCAAGAAAAATAAGTATAACTTCTGAATTGGTGTCTGGCACTCAAATGAATGCGGTCAAAAAAGATATCAAAAAGAACAGTTATAGTAATCCAGCAAATCCATATTATGATATTAATCCAATATCATCAAATAATGATATTTGGAGATTTCCAAAACCTACAATTGTAACAGAAAAATCAACCACAGAAGGTGGGGAAATTTTGGAAAAAATACGTGCAAGTTATGCTGCATTAATAGTTCAACAAACGATAAATGGCGGAACAGGCACAGGATCAGCATGTTGTCCAATTTGGCATCCAGCTCCATCTACACCATCTGATTATGGTGAAGAAGGTTGGATGGCATATGACGGAGACTATCATTATATTTATGTCAGCGGAAGATGGTTACGTCAAGATATCGCACAATGGACATCCTAATATAAAATTTATAATTTAATATAAAATTTATATATTTATAGATATTAACCTTTATGTAATCTACGTATGCCTTACCCAAATGACAATCAATTAAATGTAATAATCGCACAAACGAGTGCAAGTGCGGATGGATTTGGAAAATTTCCATTTACAGAGAGAATTATAAGCGGAAGTAACCTTCTTATATTGACAGATGCGTCAGGTTATCTTACCGGCAGTAATACGCTTCCAAGTGTAACGATTACTAATTTAACTGTTACTACTCTTACAGCAAGTATAATAAGCGCAAGCACCGCATTGACTTCCGCAGCAGCAACGTTTACTGGTCCGGTATCAATGAGTTCTACGTTAAGTGCAAGTGGAATTTATGATTCAGGCATTTTAACTGTAATTGGTGCTACTAACTTGACCAATGTCACGGCAAGTGGCAACATGTTATTTTCAGGATCTACATCATATTTGAATGGGGCAAATCTTGTAATTAGTGCATCTGGTGCAAATTTCACAGGTAATTTGGGATCAAATACTCTAACCGTAAGTTCAAGTATTGTTGATGGTGGAAGTTTAACTGTTTTGGGAAATACAGTCTTAGGTGACGCATTAACTGATACATTACAAATTACAGGATCTGCATCATTAACAGGTAGTTTTTCGGTAGTAGGTTCTATTTCAGGATCATCATTGACGATCACTGGTAACTCTAATTTGACCACAATCACGGGCGCATTAAGCGGAAGTAGCGTCTCCACCGGTAATGCAACAATCAATGGCGGTAATATTAACAATACTGTCATTGGTGGAACAACACCTGCCGCAGGCACATTTACAAATCTTACCGCTACTGGAAATACCTTTTTAGGAAATGCGACAAGTGATTTAATAGTAGTTACAGGTAGCGCAAGTATTAGTGGAAGTTTATCTATCGTTGGAACATTAAATGCTACTTCAAGTAATGCAATAAGTTCAAGTTACGCAGCTACTTCAAGCACGGTTATACTTACAGATACAACTACAGGAGTAGGGCCTTATTATGTAACTTTTGTAGATGGCACAACAGGTGCAAGATCGTTAAGAACCGATAGTCAAACACTAACTTGGGATGCAACTACAAATACATTGAGTAGCAGCGGAGCATTTATTGCATCTCAAATAACCTCTAGCGCCGCATTATTTACTAACCGTGTTGATTTTGTTGAATTGATGTCAACAGGTAGCAGTACAATTGTAGGCGTTAATATAAGTGCTTCAGCCGTAACATCTTCTAATACGGTGTTTAGTATAACTTCTTTGGTATCAACTGGTAGTTCGGTTGCATTATTGATAGACAGCGTATCCGGCACATCAGGAACAGCGTTTGCGATTAGTGCAAGTAGAGGTATCATTGTTGGAACACAATTCACTGGGTCGTCTTTGTCAGTCACTGGTAATTCTACATTAACATCAATTACAGGCGCATTGAGCGGTAGTAGCATTCAATCTGGAAATGCTACACTTACGAGTATAACAGGTGTTAATGTATTGAGCGGGGCGGCTTTGATTGTATCTGCAAATGCAATAACCTCAAGCACTGTAACTGTTACTAGTGTTTTATCTGCAACTGCAATAACCTCAAGTAATATAAATGTTACTGGTAATGCAATAATAACATCAATTACAGGTGCATTGAGTGGTAGTAGCGTTTCTACTGGTAATGCTACTATAAACGGTGGCACTATTAATAACACCGTAATAGGTGGAGTTGTTCCAGCAGCGGCCACATTTACAAATCTTACCGCTACTGGAAATACACTTTTAGGAGATGCTACAAGTGATTCCGTTAAAGTAACTGGAAGTTTGAGTATTAGTGGAAGTTTATCTGTGGTGGGGTCTATAATAGGAACAGTTGAAACTGCAAGTAAGGTTGTTGTAACAAATATACCTAACACCAATTCTACGTATTATGTTGCGTTTGTTGAAAATACAGGAAGCGCTCAGTCTATTTTAACAGACAGTAATGTATTGTCTTATAATCCAAATACTAATACAGTAAAAATAGGAGATACGAGTGGGTCATTATTGATAAGTAATGATAATGGCACAAATCTTAATTATATATCATTATTTAGCGATACAGGAGGTGCCACAATCCAAATTGGTCAACCAATAAGTAATGAAACAGCATCATTGTATGTTGGAAAAAACTCTAATGGGTTTAGAGTGCTTACTGGCCAAGGTGCCAATACCGGCGTTATTACAGAACTGCCAGTATCTGCAAGTAATAAAATTTTATTTAGCAATACGACAAATGCTACAAGTTGGACTAATGGAGGCGCATTAACGGTCAATGGCGGTGTTGGAATTGGTAAAGATTTACATGTGTCAGGTTCTACATTTTTATATGGAGATTTGACAATTTATGGGTCAAGTTCAATCGTAAATATTAGTAGCAGCACGATTATTATTGGTGATAATAGAATTTTATTGAATGCTGCTAGTCCAATAATGAGATATGCAGGTATTGATGTATATGATAGCGGAAGCGGTGGTATACAAAGTAATGTTACTAGTTCTTTCTTGTGGGACTCTTTAACGGATAACTGGATTATATTTAGTGCAAATAGTGGATCTGGAACATATACAACTGCAAGTTCCATAATTATTGGTGGTCCTTTAAGCCAATTTGGCAGTGAAACTACATTGACAACAAATGTAATTCCAAAAGTCCAATCAAGTGGAAAGAATATAACAAACAGTTTGTTGAGTGATAATGGAACTACATTGTCATACACAGGAACAGGTATCAGTGCTTCTCAAATTACTTCTTCCAATGCATTATATACAAACGTATTTTCTACAAACGTTTCTAGTTCAAGAATCACTGCTTCAAACGCATTATTAACTAATGTTTATTCTAATTACATATCAAGTTCCGTAATTAGTTCATCCAATTTAAGAGTTGAATTAACTGGAAGTATAACATATGCAACTGGAGTTTTGGTTACTTATATAACAGGTTCATTTAATACATTGACATTAAGCACAGGCAGTTTCCCAGGAAATGCACCTGGTTTGGTGCCAAATACACCAACTTCTAGTGGTATGCCTGGTCAAATAAATGTAGATAATAATTTTATATACGTTTATACAAATCAAGTTTGGAAGAGAGTTCCATTATCACAGTGGTTCAATTAATATAAAAATCAAGAGTATGTTGTTTCTGGCAACCCAAGAAATTTCGGTTTCTTGGGTTGTTATATTGTAATATACTATATCAATCGTATATTTATTATCATAACTATTTATAATATATGCCTATTGGAAGTCAAGTAATTTATAATGCAGGGGATCTAATCCTAAGCACGGTTAGTTCATCCGGCAATACTTTTTTAGAAACAAAGATATCAGCTGCTACCAGTAGTGTTATTTTATTTAATAATAGTGCCAGTCTTACAAGTGCTTCATTAAATAGTCTTACAGTAGGAAATGCAATAAGTTCCAGTTATGCTTTAACTGCTTCATTTGCATTAAATGCAGGCGGAGGTTCTGGAACTGTTTCAGGAACTACAAATTATATAGCAAAATTTATTTCTTCAACTTCAGTTGGAACGAGTAGTATATACGAAAGTGGTTCAAATGTAGGTATAGGAACTACTTCTCCAAATTCTAATTTACACGTTTATACCGGATCTACAACGCCAAGTTCTGCACACCAAATAGAAATTGCAAGTGCAAATCAAAAAAGAACTCTGTTCTTAACCAATGCCGCCGGCAGTTCTTATAATCCAATTGTTGCAAGCGGTGATAGTGGTATAATATTTTTAAGTTCTTCAATTTCTTCTAGCCAATGTTTCTTTATTGCGCCATGGAGTGCAACTGCCGGTGGTATTTCTATTAGTGGCAGTGGTCAAGTTGGTATTGGAACTAGTGATCCCAAAGGAACATTACATGTAATTGGTAATATTACGGCAAGTAGTGTTACTGCAAGTTTATTTGGAACTGCTAGTTGGGCTAATAACGCATCAACTGCTTCATTTTTACCTGTTGGAACATATAATATTACAAGTAGTTGGGCCAATAATAGTTTAACTGCAAGTTATGTTTCACCAAGTGGAAATGCATTTGTTCAAGGCGGAAATAGTTTTGGAACAACTGCTTTATTAGGAACAAATGATGCACAATCATTAGCACTTGAAACCAATGGCACTACTAGAATGTCCATTAATAGTAATGGTAATGTTGCAATAAATACATCTACCAGTGGATTATACAGACTTAATATAGCAGATACTCATAATGGATCATTGGGTTCAGCATCATTATTTATTACTACAGTTCAAAATCAAAACCAAGGATTGGCTACTAGTGCAAATGATAGTGGTATAAATAATGCTTATTATGTTAATAATTTCACTTCAAGCACCGCAATTCAAAATCAAGCAAGTTTTGATCAGATAATTATCGCCGGAAGTGGAAGTTTTAGTGGAAGTTATAGAGCATCAAGAAATGGAACTTTATTATCCAATACAGCATCATTGGATTCAGGCGGAAACATAACAAACACATATTTGACCAATCAAATCAGTCCAAATATTCCAACATTTAGCATTCCTAATTGGATTGCTGGAACAGGAACTTTTATTGATATAATTACAGGAAATTCTACTGGTAGTATTAATAATTTATATAATCATCAAATTGGGTCACCATTTCCCAGCGGTGGTGCTGGTGGTATAACTGTTACTAATTCATATGGTGTTTATATTAATAAACAAAAAACAACAAATATTGTTACCAATGGATGGGGTATTTATCAAGCTGATACAGGTGATTTAAATATATTTGCGGGTAAAACAAGAATAGGAAGTACGACTGTCCCTGTTAATACACTTGATGTAACTGGAAATATTAGTGCTAGTGTAGTTACTGCAAGTTTATTTGGAACTGCTAGTTGGGCTAATAACGCATCAACTGCAAGTTATGTTTCTCCAAGCGGAAATGCATTTGTTCAAGGTGGAAATAGCTTTGGAACAACTGCATTGTTAGGAACAAATGATGCGTCCGCACTTATATTTGAAACTAATGGAACTGGAAGAGTAACAATAGATACAAATGGAAATGTTGGTGTAGGTACAACAAGTCCTGCTTTCTTGTTGGACGTAAGCGGAAGCAGTAGACACGGGTTTACATCAACCAATACTCACCAATTTACAGGTAGTGTAAGTTTGAGTGATGGATTGTCACTTACAAATTTGACTGCAAGTAATATTAGTGCAAGTGGAAATATTATTGCTTCAAAAATTACTGCTAGTAACGCATTTATCAATGGAAATTTAACTGTTACCGGTAGTATTTTTGCTTCATTATTTAGTGCAAGTTACATTTATATTACTTCAAGCACTTTGGTTGTTACTGACAATATAATTACTCTAAATGCGTTAAGTCCATATCAAAGATATGCCGGTATAGAAATGTATGATAGTGGAAGTGGCAATTTAAGTAGTTTCTTGTGGGATGGTCAAGGAGATTATTTCTTTGTAACAGGCAGCGGTGTAAATAGTAAAATAATTGTAGGGCCTGACCAACAAACTAATTTAACAAGTGGAAGACTGACAAAAGCCACTGGTGTAAATATCATTGGAGATTCAATTGTATCAGAAGATGGAAACGGAATTACAGTATCAGGATATATCAGTGGAAGTAGTGTAATGACTGCAAATATTACTTGCAGTAATATAAGTGCAAGTAAAACAGGTAGTTTTGGAATTGTTGGTATAGGCACATCATCTCCAATATCAAAATTAGAAGTAAGCGGAGGATACATTACCGCAGGAAACAGAACATCTCCACAAGGAGCAATAATACTTCAAGGTGCATATGATACTGGCAACATAGTAGTATTTGGTTCTGAATATAGTAGTGGTGGACCATTTTTAGGTTATGGCGTATCTCCATCGACTGCATCAGCCGCATCATTCTTTAGTTCTACTCCAGCAAGTAATTTAGGTAGAATGGCTTATGTTCAAGGCAGCGATACACACCGTTGGTATGTTGGAGCAGCACAAACAGTTGCGGTTGGAAGTATAGCGTCATTGAGTGAAGCAATGCGTATCAATAGTTCTGGTTATGTTGGTATAGGAACTACTAATCCGTCATATTTACTTCATTTAAAAGGTGGTGGAATTGGAGTTGACAGAAGTAATATTTCATCAACTGCAGTTACTCCAATTTTGAGTGTCAAGATGAGCGGGTCCAGTGCAGTTTTCAATAATATAATATCAATTCAAAATTCTA